TGCTGTGTATCAATTATCCAGCACTGCAAAAAGATCTAACGGAGGCGCACCACAACGGCATTGGATACAAGGTGATCCAAGGCGGTGCAGCAATGGGATATGACGAACTTGCCTTGCCATTTGGTAGCAGGCCGCTGATGGTTGTGCCTGTGATTAGCGGCAGTGGCGGCAGTACAGGTCAGATTCTGCTTGGTATTGGTCTGGTTGCTGCGTCGTTCTTGCTGCCTGGCGCAGGGTTGTTTGGTACGACAAGCTTTTTGGGAGCTGCTGCTGCAACAACAGCTGCTGGCACTGCAACTTTTGCGACTGCTCTTGGAACTGGATTGAGTGCAATCGGTGCAAGCTTAATTCTTGGCGGTACTGCAAACCTGATATCACCACAGCCGGAAGTCCCAAAGCTTGGCAGAAATCGTTTGGATGGCGGTACTAATGTGCGTGGCACTGGCCCACAAGGCGTTACTCGTGGGGCATCAGGACAGCAATCTTATGCGTTTAGCGGACCAGCAAACACTGTAGGCACGGGCGCAACAGTCCCTGTAATCTATGGTCGTGTCATCACTGGTGGTCACTTGCTTGCGGTAGACATTGATATTGCCGATGAATCTGATCCGCTTCGTAAAACGCTTGGCAGGTTTAGTCGCAAACGCGTTACGATCAACGGCGAAAGAATTGGCAACGAGAAGGAATCTCTTGGTGGCCTAACGACAAGAAAATTAGATGGTAAATTGATTTTTGCTGATGACAAAGACAAAAGAATTAACATTGACAAAATATTTGGCCCAGAATTAAGTCGGCTAGTCAAGGAAGAGTCAAGCAGCCTAAAACATGAAAACGACAAACTTAGGTACAGGGAAAAAGAAAAATTCCGCGAAAAAGTTGATATAATTTTCGAAATCTCAGACAACTTCTTTGATTATGTTGGCGACGAAACAACAACTCAAATAGATGCGTTTATATCTTATACTATAAAGTTGATGCTTGGAGGCATTGGCAACCCAGTTGTTGCAAGCGCAAGCGCTACGCTGCAGGGCAAGTTTCATGCGACACCTAGCGATCCTTTTGTTTACGGACATCGGCTTGAGGTGCCAGAATCAGAAGATGCAGAAGATATCAAGGTGGAAGTTGAAATAACAGACGCAAGCATACAAGACGATGCAGAATTTAAGTTAGCCTGCTACGGCTACGACCTTCTGTAAAAAACCATGGCTTTAAATTCAAAAACGACTCTCAAAATTATTGACCTTATTGGCGAAGGGCCAATCGAAGGCATACAAGGGCGACAAGGTGTGTACCTAAATGAAACGTCTTCAGTTGACAAAAGCGTACAAAGATCAGATTTTGAGCAAAGAAAAGGGGCGTTAAAACAAGAACGACTTAGCGATTCAAAAACAACATCTGCATTGCAAAATGTTGGTGAAGATGTTGGCAGAAGCTATGAGGAGACAACAAACGAAGAAGGCGAGGTTGACACAAAAAACTACGGTGCAGGGCAAGTTATACAAACAGTTACAGACTTAGAGGCTGACTTTGTTCAATTAGTTTTTAGCGTGCCTGCGCTGTATTCAACTGCGGTTGAAGGCTTAGCGCGTGGTCAGTTGTTTGCCGCAAGAATAAGATATCAAATTGAAATCCAGTCTATTGGAAGCGCTTCTGGTTATGTAAAGGTTTATCCAAAGCCGCAAGTAATAGAAGGCATTTCCACTTCGTCATATCAGTTCAAAACACCGAAGATAAACTTTGACGATGAATTGCCAGGTCAACTAGGCCCGTGGAATATTAAGGTTAGCAAGCTGGAATTTGACGATCCAGAAGAAGCATTTGAAATTAAAAGAGACGACTTAGAGGATTTACCAAAGAAGAAAACGCCACTGCAGCAAGGTCGTCGTGATCTTTTGCGATGGGAATCAATCGTAATACATAAAACTACAAGGGTAAATTATAGAGGTTCAGCTGTTGCTGCGTTATCAATTGATGCAGAACAGTTTGGAACGTTGCCAGCTCGTGCCTATGACGTCAAGGGCTTAAGAGTACAAATTCCAAAAACTGCTTCAGTTAATAAAGACGGATATTTAGAATTTAATGGCAGGCCATTCAACGGACAGCTGCAAGAGCAAAAACAGTGGACAACATGCCCTGTTTGTTGCTTTTATGACATGCTGGTCAACAAACGCTATGGTGCTGGTGATTTTATTGACGCTGACAACATTAGCTGGGTTGACCTGATAGGAATTGCCAAGTATTGCAATGATTTAATTACTTTGCCTGATGGCAGCACGGAACCAAGATTTGCTATCAATACTGTTATCAGTAGTCAGGCTGACGCATACAGTGTCATTCAAGACCTTGCTAGCGTTTTTCGTGGCATGGTGTTCTGGAAGTCAGATACTATCCAGCTGGCTGCTGATCACGGCAATTTAGACGGCAGTGATCTAAGCCCGATTCATGTTTTTACAAACTCAAACGTTGTCGGCGGAGGCTTTGTTTATAGTGGCTCTTCCTTAAAAACACGCAGTACAAGAATTGTTGCGCGGTATAACGACCCAAGCAATTTCTATAAACCAAACTACATTATTGTTGAAGACAGGAATGCAATAAGCAAGTATGGCCTGCAAACGCGAGAAGTTGTGGCGTTTGGTTGTACGTCGAAAACGCAGGCGCAACGGATGGCAAAATGGATGATGGCATCAGAAGAGCTAGAAGGCGAGACAATTACGTTTTCAGTTGGCCTTGAAGGGCTGAATGTTTTGCCTGGTCAAATTTTTGCAGTGTCTGACGCGATGCGCCAAGGCGCAAGGCTCGCAGGACGTATTGTTGGCGCAACAAGAAGCAAAATTATTGCTGATCAGAATGTATCTTCTCCGCCTGGCAGTAACGATCAACTTACTGTCGTCTTGCCTGACGGACGCGTGCAAGTTCGTGCAGCAACGTGCGATGGAACGTCAACGATTACTGTCAGTCCAAAATTTGACGAACCGCCAGCAGATAATGCTGTTTGGACGATAACTGACACAAGCGTTGCAAATCAAAAATTTAGGTGTCTATCTGTTGCAGAAGGCGAAGACGGTGTGTACTCAATCACAGGCGTTCAGCATGTTGACAACATTTATGACGTTGCAGAGGGCAAAGCCAGCAAGCTTGACTTCCCAGATATCACTTTGTTTGATGAAGCGCCAGCAGCGCCTGAAAACGTTAGCATTCGTTTTCTTGACATCAGTAAAAATCGCAATAGGTATAGCAGGATCAATGTTTCTTGGTCGCGTGGCACAGACTTAAGAGCGGTTAGATACCAAGTTGATTACAAGATTGGACAATCTAGCAACTTTAAAACAGTCAATACCACAAATACCAGTGTTGACATAGACGATACGGTGAGATCCAGTCAGCAAGTCACTGTTCGCATATACGCAATTGGTCCGGAGCCTGACAACAAAAGGTCAGTACCAGTCAAGGCAGCTAATACAGCTCCACAGCAATTCATCAGCTCTATTGACGAGGTAGGCGGAGTGGTGTCAAATCTGCCGCCTGATCCTGTAGACGTAACTTTGGAGCCAGCAGGCAAAGATCAAGTTGTTTTGCGGTGGGCATCAACTGCTAACGGCCAAGCACTTGACGAATTTGTTGCGGTAATACGTCATAGCGGAAAGACAAGCGGTAGAGGTGAATGGTATAAATCTAATTTGCTTAGAAAGGTAGAAGCCCGAACAACTTATGCCTTGTTGCCTTTAATGGAAGGCGAGTATTTCGTAAAATTTGAAAATGATCAAGGCGTTAGAAGTGCAAACGCTGTTAGCGCGGTTGTAGACCTGCCCGATCAAATACCTTTGTACAACTATGAATCGCTGCAACTTGGTGCGAACAACTTCCCTGGCGTTAGAGACGGCGTATATTATGACGATGGTTTTGATGGTTTAGTTTTAGACGGCGATGCTTCGTTTGACGACGAAGTAGATGATTTAGATGAGCATGGCTCTGACGATCCAAAACCCGTGACATCACTTTTGGAGGGTAAACAGTATAGAATTTTGACTATTGGCGACACTGATTTTACGGCAATAGGAGCTGCATCAAATACGGTCGGAAATTTGTTTGTAGCAACTGGAGCGGGAACAGGAACCGGAACTGTTTACGGTAGAGAAATTGACAGTATCTTTGGAACGCAGCGGACAAGCGGCACATATTATTTTGCGATGGGTTTTGACTTTGGCGCAAAGTATAGCCCGCTCTTCAAGCGCATTTTGGATAGCAATGGGGCGTACAGGGCGAATACTTTTGACGATCGTCTTGATTTGATTGATACATGGTCTGATTTTGACGGGGACATCGCGGACGACATAGACGTTCAGGTCTACTTGCGTACAGCGGTTGTTGGCGAAGATGCTGATTTTAATGATCCTTTTAGAACCTATGTAGACGATTCATCGGAGTCTCTTCTGGTGCTTGAGGATGAAAGTTCTGTCCTGCTTGAAACAGGTGATGCTTTTGCCAATCCATCCGATTTAATTTATGGTCCTTGGGTGCCATTAGAAAATACTAATTACGCTGGTCGTCATTTTCAATTCAAAGCCGTTTTAACGGCGGATAGCGCTGACCAGACGCCAGTCGTGGAATCGCTTGGCGTTGATGTTAAGTTTGAAACTCGCACAGAAAACAGCGAGATAATTGTGTCTGGCTTTGGCACAAAACAACAGTCTTTTAAGTTTCCATTTTACACGGACGAAAACACAAAAGCGTCTGTCGGTATTGTTGCGTATAATATGCAATCGGGTGATTATTTCACACTAGAAGAGCCGACTTCTGATGGATTTGCCGTAACCTTCAAGAATGATTCGGTTGGTGGAGGCTTGATTAACAGGCGATTCCGCTATACTGCAGTAGGATATGGAGCAAAGCAACCTTAGAAATGGCTCAAGCGTCTGATTACACAGTAGATAACGGCACAGGTGCTTCAGTCCGCTCTGACATCAACTCACGTCTAGCAGCGCTGTTCACCAACCACAGTGGGCCGACTGACACTCCGATGGTTGAAAAGTACGCCTATCAGTTCTGGGCTGACACTACAGCAGATGTGCTTAAGTTACGGAACAGCAGCAGTGACGCTTGGATACCGCTGAGAGGTTTGGATGACGGTGCGGTTTTAGCAGATACGACATTGGCGATCAAGATTGACGGCACCACTCGCATGAGCATCGGTGGCACCCTTAACGATGATGATGGCGGACCTTCTGTACTTGTTAAAACTTCAGTCAACCCTTTCCAAACTTCTACAGCTAGTAATGAAGGGCTTCAGATTACACAACGCGGGCGATTGAATATAGGAACAAATGCAGCCTTTTCTATGGGGCTGAATAGGCTTGCAGATGACGGCAATTTCATCATCTTTGCACAAGATGCAACACAAGAAGGAAGTATTTCAGTTAGCGGAACAACTGTTAGCCTTAATGGCGGTCACTTAACACGTTGGTCACAGCTACCTGGCAATGCAGAGCGCACCGAGATTTTGCGAGGAACGGTACTTACCAACCTTGATGAGATGTGCGAATGGGGAGGCGAGGACAATGAGCAGTTAAACCGTATGCAAGTATCAAGCGTTGAAGGAGACCCTAATGTTGCTGGTGTCTTTCAGTGCTGGGATGATGACGATGAAATATATACGAATGACTTTTATTGTGCAATGACTGGTGATTTTGTGATACGCATCGCGCAGGGCACAACTGTTGCTCGTGGCGATCTGCTTATGTCTGCTGGAGATGGAACAGCCAAGCCACAGGATGATGACATCGTGCGGTCTAAGACTATTGCCAAGGTGACGAGCACTGTGGTTTCAGCTACTTATGCTGATGGCAGTTACTGTGTACCCTGTGTCCTGATGGCTTGCTGAAATGGCAAACAAAAAAATAACTGACTTGATTGACATCATCTCTGTTGCGTCTGGTGATGCACTGGCAATCGTTGATGTTGACGAAGCAAGTGACGCTGCGAAAAACAAAAAGATTGGCTATGGCGCGTTGTTTAGAAACGTGCTTGACGGCACCGCTGCATCACCAAGCATTAGTTTTGCGTCAGATTCTGCCGTAACAGGCTTTTACTACCCTGCAGCAAATCAAATTGGATTGAGTGTTGGCGGTACTAACGTCGGCGCTGTTACAAGCTTTGGACTGCAGCTAGGCACTGGAACGGCAGCCGCGCAACTGCATCTATTCAGCACTGACACGACAGATCAGGTCATCATTGAAAACAGTGACGCTGGCCTAGATACTGCGCCTGACGTGGTGTTGTATCGCAATTCAGCATCACCGGCAGATGGCGACAATTTAGGCAACATTGAATTCCGAGGCAGGAACGACAACAGTCAAGATCACGCATACGCTCAAATTTTGGCAAAGATTAGCGATGCAAGTGATACGACAGAAGACGGCATTCTTGACATCATTACAAGCAGTGCAGGCGTCCAGGCAGCCACAATCAGGGTGTCAGGTGATCGTGTTGGCATCAATGAGGGGACACCTTTGCACCCCTTCCACGTCACTGAATCAACAGTGTCAACTGCACTGTTTGTAGAGTCTAAAGAAAACACAGCGTCATCAGCAGCAGATGTTGTGCTGTATCACCACCGCAACGGTAATGCTGGTCAAGACAACGATGTCATTAGTTCTATTACACTCCAGGCCAACAATGACGCTGGAACGCCTCTAGCAGTAAGCTACGCATCAATTGTCGCATCAATTGTTGATGCTACTGATACTGAAGAGGAAGGCAAGATTGACCTACAGGTTCAGTCTGATGGGACTTTGACAAGTATGGCGGCTATCACCGCCGCAAATGTCACGTTAGGTGCTCGACCGATTATCCCGACGCATACACCGGCATCAGCGACTGCTACTGGAACAGCAGGTGAAGCTGCATGGGATGCAGACTATATCTACGTTTGCACAGCAACGAATACCTGGAAACGAGCTGCGTTGAGCACTTGGTGATAACGCACTAAGATTTAAAAAGCAAATACTGCCGTAGTCCTGGCATGGCCAACGTCAAGATCACTGATCTAACTGCCTACACCAATCCAGCCAGCACTGATGTGCTGCCAATTGTTGACTTGGTTAATGATCAAACCAAAAAGGTAACAGTAGAGGACTTAGTACAGGCATCAGGCACTGTTGCAGCAGGCGGAACTACTGGACAAGCACTAATAAAAGCATCGGCTACAGATTATGACACTACTTGGACAACTTTAACGACTGGTACGGTTACTTCTGTAGATGTTACTGGCGGTACTGGTCTTGGCTCTTCTGGCGGACCGATCACGTCAAATGGTTCAATCAACCTTAATCTGCTTGATACTGCCGTAACGCCAGGCAGCTATACGAATGCCGATATAACGGTTGATCAGCAGGGTCGGATTACGGCAGCAAGTTCTGGCGCAGGTGTAACAGCAGATGGCGGTAGTTTTACCAGTGGAACACCAGTCAGCAGGACTGCGATACGAGTTGCACGCGGTACTTATGCAAACCTAAACGCATCTCTCGCTGATTTAGAAGAGGGTGAAGTATGTTACGCGACGGATGAAGACAAGTTATATGTAAAGAAAGGTAGTGCGCTTGTATCAACGCAGCTAACACTTCCTGCTGACAATGCGGTTACTGGAACGGCGCAAACCTTTACGGCTGCGCAACGCGGAACGATCACGACGTTGACTGATGGGGCAACGATAACGCCTGATTTTGCAGCAAGCAATAATTACACCGTTACACTTGGTGGCAATCGGACACTTGCCAACCCTAGTAATTTGACTGCTGGGCAGTCTGGGTCAATTTTTATCGTGCAGGATGGTACAGGATCACGTACGCTTTCGTTCGGGTCGTATTGGGACTTTGCTGGGGCAAGTGCGCCAACGCTAACGACAGATGCTTCAGCCGTTGATCGTATTGATTACATCGTGCGGTCAACAACTTCTATTCACGCTGTTTTCACTGCTAACTACTCATGAGCATCATTGGATCTAATGTGCTTGCTGGTGCGTCTGGCGGTGCTGGCGACACTGGCTATCAGATTCAGCGTAGCGTTCGGCTAAATTCAGCAGATTCGGCTTATTTGTCCAGAACGCCATCAACTACTGGCAATCGCA